TGAGGAGAGGTAAGAGCTCCACCATTCATTGTCGGAATATACCCTACGCCAGCCGTGAAGTCTTTATAATTTCCTGGAGTTATGCCAATCTGCGGTGTAACCCCTGTGCTCTGGTCAAAGACAAGCAAGTCTTGGCTACGCTGATAGACCGTTTGACCTGTAGGAGTGGACAGGGGCAGGGTGGCTACGCGGCTAAGTTGGTCTTCTAGTTGCTGAATTTGCATTTCCAATTCATCAAGCGTCATTTCCGTAGCGACGGAAGGCAAAGCCGCACCTTCCACAAGCTCAAGCGTCTGGGCGAAAGGAACAACTCGTGCAATAGTAATACGAACTCCGGTAGCGGGAGCCGTACCAAAGACGACATTAACACCAGCAGGATTACCCAAAAGGCTAGGGTCAATGGTGTAATCCGTATTCAGGACTTGAGCCGTATCAATACCAGTAGCTATGTCAGTTGAGATAACTGTAAGCTCAGTCTCAAAGTAAATGATGGAAGGATAGGCAAAAGAAGTGCCTGAGCTATTTCCGTTGTACTGGATTCTTGGGACGTTGTTATTTACTGCCATAAAGTTACTTTATCCGTTAGGGATTATATTGCTTAGTGTTTAGCGTTTACTGCTGGTGGAATTATGAAGCTTTGGCCACTTTCCTTCTTCATATTCTTCTCAAGCTTGTTCGTATAGTTAGGGTCTATGCTGTTAAGAATAGCATATCTAACGTAATAGTTAAAGAGAAATTTAGTTGCAAAATGATTGGCAAAAGGTACATAATTAGAGCCTATATTTACTGCATCCTTGGCTAGATGCTCTCTTTCAGCCTTATTCTCCTTAGCTGTTTGACTTCCAAAGCGATTCTTAACCCCGCTCATCCAAACGTCATCTCCTATAGTACCTAAGTCACCACCTATCGGCCCTTCTAGTCCTTTAATAATAGTGTCTGTAGGTTTTTCCTTATCCTCATTAGGGAGTACAACGTCACCAATATAACCTAAACCACCACCAGCCGTAATACCTCGCACCAAGTCTGTCTTAAATCCTTTGACTGTTGTAGGGTCTGGGGTATTTTTACCTGACAGAAAATTCTTTGTAACAGCTATGATTGTTGCACCAATAATAATATACATGGCGAAGTTCATGGCATTTGCCACAATATTGTTCATTGCACCTTTAGGCTGACCATAAATATTACGATTTAACACCTTGGTAATCATGGTGATTGGGAAAGTCTTAAACTGCATAGCCATTCTTACCATAAATCCATACGGTGTAGAGGGGGCTGTACCACCATAAAGAATTAACCTTTCTCTAGCCCCTGCCCTTGGCACCGTGGACATAGCTGCGTCATTAAACATAGCTCCCATGCGTAAACGCAAATCATCTCTTTCAGACTCATCTTCTAAAGTAACTTTATCTGCTGCGGTTGGCGTAAGATATTTGTTTCCATCTCCACCAGTAAAGGCATGTTCTCTCAGTTGATTCCACATACTTTCATTAATACCAAAGCGGTCAAGCCAAGTCTTAGTGTATAGAGGCAACTCTGCGTGGGATTTTTCTGCCATTTCGCCAAAATGGTTTGCCATCATACCAGCCATAACATTTACAATACGTTGATCGTGAGCATGTAGGATGTTCCCCATAAAGTATAAAGCAGCAAGTTTTCCTGCCATTCCAGATGAGTCCATATCTCCAAACCTATCCATAGCCATTTGTGCTCGCAAAGCTTGAGCCATTACCCCACATTGAGCAGCAATAATGTTATAATCCCCAGAGTGCGGAAGATAATACTTCCCTGCCACTCTAATAAAATTCATTATCGGATTGCTACCTTCAATCGTGGCAAGATGCCCTGCCAGATTCATTAAATCTGACTGTGCTGAAATGGTTGCCATACCAAGCCTACCCGTTGCGCTCAGCGTCATAGCCCATTGATTAAAGCTAGTCCAAAAGTTCTTTTGAACAGGGGTGCGAGACTTTCCAGTTATCTCGTTAATGATCTTCTCTGGCACAAGTCCAAGTATCCAATTTTTAGAAGTAACATCATTATGTAAAGCTTTTAGTGTACTGTTATCCTCTTGGTCTATGGCATTGTTTTCAATGAGCTTGAAGATGTTCCGCATGTTTGCTTCTGCATTAATTCCCCAATCTCCTGCCAAAGCAATACGCTTGGCCATAGAAGCTAGGCTGGAAACAATTTGTTCACGGAATGATCTTAGCCCATATTTGTTGCTATAATTGTAAGCATCCAAGGTAGAATTAAAATGAATTGTCCTTTCGGCTGCGGCTTTCTTGGCAATGTTGCTTCCTAAAGCTACTTTATGCGTATCAACCCCTTGTTCATATTCTTGATGCACACCTGAAATAATAGTACGGTACTTTGCTCGCATGAAGTCTTCCCACTTCTCTTCATCGAGAGTACCGTAAGTATTGTAGGGGTTTAAGACAGGCATAATGTCCTTTGCCCATTGTTTAAATCCTGTATGGCGGATAACATCTGGGTCATGCGTTTGTTGGCTGGAATAGCCTTGAAGTCTCGGAACAAACAAGCCTACCCGCTCACCCATCTTAAGGTACTTGTCCACTACCCCATGCACAACCTTCGCTACGGTCAAAGCGTCTTTGTTTCCAGTAAGGCCGAGATTACCCTTATCCTTGTTTAACTCGCTAAGCTCTTGTGCCACCTGCAATTCATCTATACCTTTAGAGAAATGACTACGGAGTCCCTGAGCATCTAAGGCACGATACAAGTCAGAAATAGCTTGATTTTCTAATGTTTTCATTCTCCTATCTGTAGAGAACTGCCCATTATGCACCGTATCATAGGTGCCAAGGATATTACCAATAATGGTCTTAAGCTGGTCAGCCGCCTTCTCCTTGGTATTCACTAGAGCTATTTTAGTATCCCTAGTTTCCTTTTGCTTGATTTCCTGAAAGCTCTTTTGGAGTTTACCAATCTTTTCATCTTCGATTGCCTTGGCTAGAATCTGGGGGAGAATATCCCGCATGTTTGCATCTGGATTAAGCATCCGAGCTATCTTGCTAATCCGGTTAAGATTCGGGAGTAATTCTTGTGCTTCCTTTTCTGTAACCGCACCATTAGAAGCCTCAACAACTTGACCAATACAAGCCTTGTAAACCGTCTTCTCGAATTTATTTAAATCTGGCATATTAATTAGTTTCAGTTACGCAACGAATGGCTTGGTTATATCCCGGCTGCTTTTGTTCTTCCAGCTTGTCAATTTTTTCAACAGTTGTCATCTTGGCTTCTGCCTCTTTAGGCTCTCCCGTAAGCTTCTTTTCAATCTGAGCTTTTTCGGCTTGCTCATAAGGCTTTAGTTGCTCTCTAACCGTCTGGTCTGCTGTCGTTTTGACAGGGGCAGGGGTCTGGGGTCTAGGCTTGGGGGTAGCTTCTAAAGCTACTTTACGTTGTAGGTCTTGGACACGTTTTTGAATTAAAGACTCTGTAGCCTTGCTATTTTCAAGAACATTTTTTAACCCTGATAAATGCTCTATGGTTAATGTACCTAGCGATTCAGGTTCTTTTGGGTTCCTTGCTAAAAATAGTTCCCTAACATAACCACTAAATTGCGGATTCTTGAGTAATTCCCCTAGTTTACTTGCTTTAAAAATTCCTCTGCCACCATTGACATCTTTCATTACAATAGACCTATCTCCATACTTTGCAGCCATCGCGGAAAGATCATCCTTAGCTGTAAGGTAACTGTGTCCTTTTTCTTCTACATCTTTCCATGAACGAACAACAGTTGAATCAGTTGTTTTAGGTTTCTGTGCTTGGACAACCTTTTTAGGGCTATACTTAAAAGTTCCTAGTCTTGGTTCAGTAAGCTTTGCTTTTTCAGAATCAGTCAAAGTCCCTAGACGGAATAATTCGGCAATAGCTTCCTCTCTCTGGTGCGGGTCATTTATATCAGAATAACCGGGAGAAGCTGCTGCAATCTCTGAATGGTGTGCTTTAAGAATTTGTAGAATGTCATTTTTCTGAGCATCACTAGACTTATCCCAAACTACATGGCCTAGTTCATGCAAGAATGTTCCCTTGGCATCGGTAGCATCTGGGTTAATTCTGATAGAGCCATCAGGTGCAACACCCCCTTGTTGTGAAAGTTCAAATGAAGCTGGAGAGTCAATGCTAACTCTAGTGATACCAGAAGCTTTAGCAACAGCCGCAACAAAGGGGTCTGTTGAGGCTTCTTTTAAAGAGTTTGAAACTTCTGCCGAAGGTGGAAAATTAACTTCTAGGCTAATACTCCCTTTACTCTGAGGAATAACCGCAGGAGAATCAAAACTTTCAGATGGTGCGGGTGTAGCAGGAGGTAAATCTACTTTAGGCTCCTCCAAAGGACTAACATAAGTCCCATCATCCATAGATTGTAGAACAGCCGCCCTTTGCTCTAAAGGCAAAGTTACCGGATGGCCTGCAATAGCACTTAAAGCTGCTTCATGCGCGACAATCCGCTTATCAAGGCCAACTAAGTCATTGATCGGGTCAAAGCTTAAATCTGACTGTGCTCTGGCAACAGAGGCTTGTGCCATTGCTGCTTTAGTTTCAGGCTGCAAATGATCTTCCAACTGTTGAAAAGCTGTAGGTACTTGAGGTTCACCCGCAACAGGTTCTTCCCGATAAGGCTTAAGATTATCTGCCCCAAAAAGACCATGCGTTAAGCCAAGGAACAAAGCCCCAGAACCTAGACGCTGAGCCGCTTCGCTGAGTGACCAGTTATCATCCATTGCGTAGTGCAACGGCTCTGTAATGGCTGAGAAGGTAGCGGCTGTCTGTGCTCCTGCCACCATCCTAGCGGCTAGCCTAGAGGTAGCAGGCCCAACAATAAATCCCGGTCTAATCGGTGCAAACTTGGTTATGCCATCGGACAAAATGGCGGCACCATCTTGGAAAGGGTCTAGAAGTCCTGCCGCTTGTGCTACCCCAGAACCAAGCCAAGTATTAGAGGCGGAAGCACTACCCCCTCTGGCAAGAGTGTCTTGTAAGCCAAAGGTAATTGCGTCTTGATTGGATTTAAACTGAGCATAGCTTCTAGAGACTGGTTCTGTAAACTTTGTCCTTCCACCGTTGCCAAACTCATTATTGGCTGCATCTGGATTAAGCATTTCCGAGCCGTCACGTTTAAGAGCAAAGCCTACATCCCCACGATAAACGTCACCTATCCAACTATCATTGACCGTTGATAAGCCCCTAGAGATATACGTTGAAGGAATATCAGCAGCAGGCTGCATCCCGCTAGTGTCTTTAGCATCGTCTAAGGCTGAGTTATTTTGTGAGAAAGGGAATGGCATAAAGTTACTTTAGTACCCGTATATCCTAGGGGGAATATTATTGGCATCATGGTTATCAACTTTAGTGTTTGCTGCCTTATTAAGCATGTCATCAAAGGTACGCAAAGAATTAGGGACAGGTATCGCTTCGCGGCTGGCTGCTGGACCTTCCATCGGACGCATAGCCAAGTAAACGCCTGTCATGTCAGGAGTTGTTACCCAATAAGCCCTAGATTGAATGTCGTAGAGGGAAGCCTGTTGGCCCGGATTATTAAGAGCACCGAGCTTAGGCTCATCCTTGTCAGAAGATTCATAACCAGTAGGGAATTTACTTGAAATGTCTAAAAGCTCTTTGTCTAATTGCCCCTTGATTTTGCTGGTATCCTCATCGGAATAAGTGCCGTTCTTACCTTCCCTATTGATAAGATAATTAACACCATTCGTTTGACCAAAATCAATATGATTGGAAACAGCACTTTTTACTGCGGCTGCTACAGCACTGTTATCATCATACTTTGTACCAGCCGGAGGATTTAGATACAAGAATTTAGCATACTTGCCAATAGCATTAATTGTACTATTCGTCTGGTCAATATCCTGTTGTTTGTTACTTGCAACAGAATTTGCTTCCTTATACTTCATTAGTGTAGGGTCATTCCAAACTAGAGTATCAATCGACTTCTCATATTCAGGATGTTCCGTTTCGGCAAACCTCTTAGCATAACCGGGATTATCTTCTTTCTCCTTTTCCTTACCTTGACCGTTTCCATCTGGAATATTTACAGCCGTAAGAATGTCCCTTGTATTCGGCTGGTTTACATTGGCAGCAACCAAGCTAAGACCAGAGGGCAGGGGGTTCTTGGGGTTGTTGTGGAGTTGGCTTAAGGCATCTTGGAAGCGAGGGCCAAACTTTTCTTGCATGGAGTTTAGCGTCTGTGAAAGTTGGTCACTACTGGTTGTAGTTTTTAACTGTCCAATGTAAAAATCCGCATCATTCTTAGACATGACCATCGGTGCCGCATCTGGATTCAACTTGGCTTGCAAGGAAATAGAGCGTTCAACAGCTTGTTGACTTGCCGTATTGGAAATCTTAGGGTCAAGCTTGGCAGAGTCCTGTGCGGATTGCAGCAAGGATTGCATAGGCTTATCGTCTTGAACCGTAACACTGAAAGCATCATTTTGAATAGCCTTAACTCTTGCATCTGCAAATTTCTTCAAACCCTTTTCAACGTAGGTAGCGGAAGTAGGGTCTATGCCATCTGAAAAAGCTTTCAAGTCATCAACGGAAGCACTTTTAAGTGTAGTGGTTCCCTGATTAATCTTTACACCATCTTGAACCTTTTGGTTAAAGTCAGCTTGGAAAGATCGAACTTTATCCAAAGTCTCAATAGGATTTTCTCCTGATTTCATTACCGGAAGGTAATTTAAATAATTTGAATCAGAGGCTTCCTGTGGAGTTATTTCATGGTTGGGGTCAGATAAGCTCTTAAGGAAGTTGTTCTTGGCTTCTTTTGTTGGGTATTTGTTCTCAATCTGTGCAGAAATTTGGTCTAGTTGTTGCTGAGCCTGAAATTTATCCTCTGCCGTTCCTGCTTCCCTCACAGCTTTAGCAGCATAGCCTACACCGTCACTACCATAAGCTAAAGTAGCTTTATTGTTCAAATTGGTTTCAGCTACGGGGTCACGTTGGCCACTAGCCTCTACACCTAAAACATAACCCTGTACAGACTTATGGAAATCCGTAATGGCTTGATTCGTGTCCTCATGCTGCCTGCTTTGCAATTCATAAATCTGCGATTGACGTTGTGGGATAGAAAGAGAAGTGCCTAGTGTGCCATCAACGATACCTTTTGCAGCTACCCCAGCCCCAAAACGAGCCGTAACGGTATCAATTTCTGCCTTATCCGTCTGGATATTAAACCGCAAATTTTCCTCACGCCTAGCTGCATCGGGTACAATGCCTTGAGCATTAGCTGTCATTTGCATATGCTGCTCCCGCACGTTATCAAAGTAAGTTGTGTCTAAAGAACCATCCGTCTTGTACCCTACCCATGCCCCCTCACTGTTAGCAATCTTGTCAAGATTCTGTGCAGTATTCTGAAAACTCTGCACGCTCCAATCTGTACTAGCCTTGGCTTGCAAGTGCAAAGCATCTTCAAACATAGAAGCTCCCACCGTATTAAGGTGAGACATAACAAGATTTTTAGCATTTTGAGTAAGGTTCGGGTTTCCTGCAATGGCTTGTTCCTGATAAGCTGCAAATTGAGTCTTGTAGGTATCCGCGTAATTAACCCCCTTGGAAGGGTCTAGCGTAAAGGCTTGAGCCGCTTGCGCCATGTTCTGCCGCCAATCAACCTCTGCCTTGGTTGCCACTTGCTGAGCATAGAGAGCATCACGCTTATTGGAAATCTCCATCATTTGATCTGAGAAATTATCAAGTGCGTTTCCAGCACCTTCAATAGCCCCACCTACTTGACTTCCAAAGTCTTGCGGAGTTGCCCTTGCGTCAACAGAAAGAAGACGTAGAGACGGTGTTGGGGCAGAGGAGGAGGGTTGCTCTGCTGCTATGTTACCGGAAGGGTCGTTGTATGCCATAAAGTTACTTTAGAAAGTAGGTTGAGCCGTATCTGTGGTTGATCCAAAAACGGGTTGTACACTAGGTTGTCCAAAAGAAGATTGGTACTGTCCTGCGGCTTTACCTAAACCGGAAAGCAATGCAGAACCTCCGCCAATCATGCCAGCCGTTTGAGCACTAGAAGCCTGCATAGAGTCCAGCGTGCTTTGATTCTCTGCATTATAAGCTCCTATTTGGCCACGATACCTAATAGCCAAGGCTGCTTTGTCATTTTGCACAAGATCGTTGTATTGAATATCCGTAGAGCTACCACCCATCAAGCCACTAGCGGCGGCTGCTGCACGAGCCTTGCCTTGAATCATTTCCCCTTGCTGTTCTATATTAGCCGCATCAACTTGACCTTGCTGGTTTTGAATCTGAGCATTATACTTCTCCATCTGAGAATTATAATCAGCTGCCTTGGATTGAGCTTGTGCCTGCATGACGGTGCCTGCTGCGGCTGCGGCTGCGGCTGCTATAGTCACCCCTATCGCGATTGCTGGAATTGCTGGCATAAAGTTACTTTAGTATCATCAGGTGTACCTTATCACCCTCTTTTTTTACCTTAGTGAAACCAATGGACTCACACCATCTAACGTGAAAATCATCTGGTACTTGAATCTGAATGGCATCAAATTTAAAGTCACGAAAAGCGTCTAGGATAACTTGCCTAGCAGAACGATGTGGAGCCAATGGAAACTTACGCAATAGTGCCGGATGGCTAATCATCCAAGCGTCACCGATTGCCTTCGTAAGAGGATACACGCCATGAAGCGAGAAGCAATTACCCATGTAAAAAGAGCCGCGAGTCAAGCCTTTGATGCACAATGTTCCCGCTATGGGAATAAGCATACCCGTACCGGGAATTTGCTTAGCCATCTTTTCAAACTCTTCAAACTTAATATAGCGTGAATATAAGTCCATACTATTTTGGCTGTACCACAAGTTGAGGTGACATACCAAGTAAAGTAAGCGGATACGGCTCGTCTGATTGAATGGCAATTTGACCTAGCGTCTCACCTAAGCCAGCATTATGAAAAATGGGTTGATCTCCCGTAAACAAAGCGGGAGAGTTATCCATAAGGGAAGTGGTTGTACCAAAGAAGATAAAAGCAAGATTATTGAAGTCCTTTCCTGTCTTAAAGGTAAGGGAGTCTTCAATCCTGAAAATTATTCGGTCAATTCGCTTAACGGCACCTTGACCTGTTCCGGTATCGCCTTGAACTGGAATAGGAAGGGTTTGCATTTGTGCTACAAAAGGTAAACCTACTGTAATTACACTAGCAGCCGTTTGTAAATCAATAGAGCCGTCAGAAGCAACAACCTTGCTTGGTTGAACCGCACCGTCAGCACAGATAGCTACCGTTTGACCTTTCAAATGGTCTAAGCCTGTGATATGGCTGGCAGGAGAACCTAGAGGCAATGGAAAATTTGCATTCTGGATACCACAATCCACAAAGTTCATAGTATTCTTACCCATGATAGAAGCGTCAAAAGGAACATCCATAAATTCAACGTACCGAACCGTATTACCATCTACAGTACGTTTAACAACCATCCAAAGTTGATCTTGTGTGCCGTCTGGGGTGGGAATACAGGTAATAGATTCAACTACAGCTTGTCCTCCCGCAAAAGTCCCACCGATAACATGCTTGTGAAAACCTACAATCTGTTGTTCCTTAACATAGGTCATCCCGATAAGTGTACCGTCTGCCCGAACTCCCCACCATATATTGCCCGGCTCTTGCTGATAAGCGGACTGCGTAATGCCGCCACCTTGTCGGAATAAGTGTTCCGAGAGCATGGAGATTTCAATGCTACGCCAGCCGTTGATAGACCAGTCATAAGTCATTTCCCGTAATTTCTGTCCTGAGCGTTGAACGTAAATGGAGCTTACTCCAATAAGGTAAGGACGGACTTTCTTAGAACCGAAAGCTGACTGCTGCTGAAAAGCTATGTTAGAGGGAGATAGAGGCGTTGAAGTCCCTGCTGTCAAAACAGCATATTCCGCTCCATAAGTCCCAAGCAAAAGAGCTTGAGACGATAGCATCCATTGCACAGAATTAAGCTGATTAGAAGCAATCGTGTAACCAATACCGTCTGAGTCAATGACAGTTGTATCCGCTTCCGTAGGACTAAACAAATTGAAGATGCCACTTTCGGAAGTCCAAAATCCCTCTGGTTCAGTTGGGGTATTCGCAAAACACAACCGACCTTGATGAAAATTGACAGTAGAAGGGTACAGGGTTGTATCGCTCCATGAACCCATGCGCCAAACAAAGGTGGGATAGATTGTATATTCTGCATAGGTGTTTGCCCCTATGGTAATTTTAACATCCCCAGAATCTCCAAAGGGTACGGGGTCAAAAACAGTAGCTTGGACTACCGTAGAGCTTGTCACAGAGGTAATCTGTGCTGCACCCCAAGCATCACCTTGTAGAATGCGTATCCACCTACCTACATCTGTTGAAACAAATGGTGCAAAAGGTGTCGTGCCATCCGTCGTACCACTTGCCGTAATCGTACCTGTCAAGTTATACCGTTGAAAATGGATACTCGTTATGGGGTCATAATAATCATACAACGTGAAGCCGCTATGCTCAAGGAAAGCCGTTTGAATCTGATTTTGATTCATGTAAGGCCCATCTTGAAAATTAAATGGAGTCAGAACAAAACTGGTTGTGCTTGTCCTTTGCAGCATTTGAGGGGGATGATTCGGGTGTACCAAAAACATCGTATCCGCACTCTGGCAAAAATCTACTTGCTGGATTTCGGCGGTTGTGTAAGGACTGACAACCTCAACTGGTACATTGCTACCGTCAACAAGCAAGCCATGCTGAGTATAAAAACGAAAGTAAAGATTACCCATTTCAATAACATAAGCTGTTCCTCCTTCGATGGTAAATGGAATAAGCCAAGTTAAATCGGCTTGTGTTTTAACTGGATTGACAAAAACCGTCCCGCTACGTTTGCAGATACCCCCTTGGAGTTGAACGATAAAATTAAGGCAAGTGTTCAACCCTGATTCGTACTTTTTTAGATCAACCCTTGCCAGCATACGGGGAGACAGTTCCCCACTGATAAAATCACTATCCCATATATTTACACGAGCCATAGTAAAGTAACTTTAGATATGATTTGCTTGCATCCTTACTTCCTCATAGAAGTATTCTGTCTGCGTAATTGCACGACTCGTAGAAGCATCAATGAACTTGGCACGCGACAACCAGTTAGAGTATCCTTTCATCATCCGGTCACAGACCTGAGAATTTTGGACTAGAGCCATTGCAATGTCTTGTGCCAAGTACCAAGCAATGGTTTCCGCCAAGTGAGAATCTAACTGCACAATATCTGTCACACTATAAACATACTTAATAACGGCATTGTTTATATTGGACAGAAAAGTTGTTCCTTCAATCTGGAAGAAAAGACGATCATCATCATTAAGCGTCATCCGAACATAATCGGCTGGCAACTGGTACTGATACTGCCATTGCTTAAGATTGTTAGGAATAGATAAAGGAGTAGCAGGAAGAGGAGCGAGAGCAACCCGCTTAATAGCACACTTCCAAGGGTGTTCCCGCAGAACATAATCCTTAGCAAAAGAGAATCGTGCTTCAAGTAAAATCCCTTCCTTGCTTCCATCTGAGGTACTGACTTTAGGCATACCTCCTAGTTTGACTAATGCGCTGTTACAAATGTCTAACTGAGATGCCATAAAAATACCTCCATTAAAATAAGAAGAGTGCTCCCCCGCATCCGAGGGAGCACCACACAAACCAACTCGCTCGCTTAGTCCGTTTCGGCGATGAACTCGACAATGATAACCAAGGCTTCGCCCGTCGCGTATGCCGCACCACCAGAGGTGGCGTAGATCGCAACGGGGCCAGTCTGGTTCTCAAAGCCAAGACCAGACGCAATGCGCGTCTCATCGTTGGCTGTAGTCTGGGGAAGGCCAGTAGCGTCAAACACGCTGATCTGGTTAATTCCTTCGACCGGAGTAGTAGAGGCGGCGGCTACAGAAAGGGCATTAACCAATTCCGTACCCGTACCCGTACCATAATCAGGCTGAGTCGTAGGAGCCGTAGCCGTAGAAGCATCCGTACCAACGCTAAGGGTAGCACCTGTACCCATCGCGCCATTTGAAATCTTCACACTCGTTACACGCGCAAAACGAGGAAGATGACCGAGGAACAAACGGTCGCCCGTTGCGTTCACTCCGAAACCAGCCGTTGCCGTAAAGATGGTGCCTTGAAGAATACGCTTCGTGCCGTACTTTTCGTTATTCTTCAAACGCTGCATCCGTTCCCCCGAACCTTGGGCCTTAATCTGTTCAATACTTAGATAATCTGCTGCACTCATAGTTTTTGATTTTCCTTTTTGTGTAAAGTTACTTTACGATTAGAACGCGGCTGATTCGTCGCACAAGATCGAAACAATACCGTTTTCCCGCATACGAGCCGCATCCCCTTGGAAGTCAGCCGAAACGAGCCAAGACTTCTTGTTAGGGACGTAGTTTATTTCCACTTCAATATCAGAGATATTGCAGTAGTTGAGGGCATCAGGAGTATAGGCAACGACCGTACGAGTATTACCAGACTTGGGAACAAGCTTGGAATTAACACGCACAAAGCGCATACCCATGAACATGACATCGGGATTACCAGAAGCGAGAGCTTCGTAGGTAGTTCCCGTAACCTTCAACTCTTCCGCAGCCGCAAGCAAAGCCTGAGTCTGGAAAGCGGTATAAACTACCGTGATTTTAGCATGGTCATCGTTTTCGATGGCTTCCGTATCCGTCAACTTGGTAAGAGCAAGTCGAAGCTTGCCCGTAGTCAAGTTGCTGGAAACCGAAGTGGTATCTTCCCGATAAGTAGCCGCAATCTGCTGGTTCGCAGTGTCAAAATTATAGATCGTCGTACCGTCACGACCACCATAATTAGGCCCAAGCGCACGCTGGAGAATCATGCTGTCCTGCTGGCGACCGAGAGCCATAGCAGCAGCAGACGAAATACGACCAGACAAGGGAGCAGAAACAATTTTCTGTTCAAACTTATCGACGTAATCCGAGGATTCAAAAGTACGCTGACCGCACTTGCGACGAGTGAAATCCGCAGGATTGGTAACGACTTCCTGAGCGCGACCAGTACGCTCAGTAACGGTCATAGTTCCGATATAATCGAAATAGCCGTTTTCTGCCGCGAGAGGGTCAGTGGTGATGGTAGGCCGGAGACGGCTACCCCTTTGCTGATAGACTTCGCGTAGATCACGCGAGAACTGATCAATGTTTGTTGCTGAGATTGTAGGTGACATTTTGTGTTATTTGGTAAACCAACGATTTTGTTTCTGAACAATTTCGCTTGGCTTCCCCAAGAACACCTTGGAACCTCGCTACCGAAGGCTAAAGTAACTTTACTTTTTGCCCATTCGGGTGATGGCTGATTTCTCAGCTACCAATGGGGGTCTAAAAGACTTATCCCATACCCTGAGAGTATCAGAATATGGGATAAGTGCAAGAACTATTTTAACTATTTTTACGATGGAAACTATTTCTAATCCAAGTGCAACCCATGAATTTTACTTCTCTAACCCCGGCAGCTAACCGTTCATAAGCCTGATTGTCTTTTACTCTTTCTGCAATAGAAAGAACTTTAAGCATCTGTAAGCCTGTATAATAGACTATCACGTTGCCTGCCGACCAAGTTCACCATTTTTAATGGCAAAAAGCCGAGTCATACGAGAACGAGCCAAAGCATAACCGGGGTCATTAACATTTGTGTAAGTGCTCATAAACACCTTATCGGCATAGAGCAAGTCAATTTCCTGTGATGCTTGCTGTGGGCCTGCCGCAAAGCCACCGGAAGAAAGCTTGCCTGTAGCGGGGTCTTCCTTCATTAACTCAGCAGAGTTGGCAAGGAACTCAATAAATTCCGCACGATTGTTAAGCCCTGATTCAGAAGCAAGCTTGGAAAGCTCTTTGCCTCCAAGAGTATCAAGAGCCATCTGAGCACTATTCATTTTCTTCTGAAAATCAGTACCCCACTTTTTTTGTAAAGTAAGTGTAGAAGATTGGGCAAGCTCAGCACGCTTAGTAACCTCTGCCGCTTGCATTTCAGCAGACTTAGCAAAGAAAGGTTCAAGAATCGCCTTGGCCTGTGTATTCGTCAACCCTGCCTTGGCAAAGTTTTCAGAAAATTCAGCAATGCCAGATTCTTCCAGCTTCATACCCGTAGGAAGTTTCAAATCCTTGAAATCATAGCTCTTGCCATCTTTAGGAGCCTTCAAATGAGTCTGCGCCCACTCATTAAACTTTTCGGGTTCAGGGGGTGGGACTGGCAAACCTTGTTGCCCGATCTTGCGTTGCTGGTGAATGGCTGTCTTGGCAAGGTCTTCAACAGACTTCATGCCGGGAAACATCTTAGGAAACGCTTCACTAATCTCTGGGTCTTTAAACTCAAATTTATATTCGGTCGTCTGCTGTGTCTGCTGCGTGTTATCGGTCGTCTGCTGAATTTGTTCAGTTGCCATAATTTCCTTCTAGGATTGATTCTGTTACTTCTTCTACGGGTTGTTTGTGTGTGTGATTAAGAATTGCCAAGGCTAAAAGCCTTGACCCTTCATTAAGCAAAGTTTTTTCAGGATTGGTGGGATTAAAAGTGGTTGTACTAACGTAACCAATCTTACAAATATAAGACAAAACCCTTTTACCTTCTTCCGTGCCAAAGGTTGTGGCAAAATCAGCATGGAGCCTTTTGCGCCGAAAAATAGCATCCTTGATATTCATAAAGCTACTTTACTGTTCCAAACAGTAATTGAGACAAATAGACCACTTACCCCATTTTAAGCCAACTGTCCTTGTAGGATGAATACTTAGTTCATAATCTAAAGGATTAATAATAATCCTTGGATAAAAAAAGAAAGGGTGTTTAATTCCTGTTTCTCTCCCTTTCCAATCTTTACTTGAATCACTATGAAAACTAAACCCATAGTGTAATTTTCCTAAGTTAAAATACTTAGTTTGATAATTGCTACAATTCCAATCGTTAGTAGTCATAAAGTAACTTTACTGTTGAGGAGCACCAACCAACTGAGGCGAGGCTTGGGCAGCTTGACCTACGTTCTTAAGCGAAGTGGAAGCACTCTCAGCCGCTTGCAACTGTTGCTGTTGCTGTTGCTGTTCTGCCCTATCCTTGCGGATAGCTGCAACCTCTTGCGGAGTTCTAAATATCTTGCGTGTCACGCCAGAGAGGTAAGCCGATTCCGCAACGACTTCATCCATATCAACCGAGTCTTTAACTTCCGGTGCAACCTGTGCCATCGGTACAACCGTTTCAGTAATGAATGACCGGAGTGCTCCAAGCTTCCCGCTCTTGATAGCTTGAGCCGCACGCGAGACATAAACAATCTTAAGTTGCTTGCCTTTAATCTTGATTGGATGAGGCGGAATCTTACCCCATTGCGTGAGTAAGTCGTAAGTCCTCATAATCATCGGGCCTAGCAACTCTGCTTCCTGCCTGCCAACGAGAGGAGCAATATTCCGTAGAATGGAGTCCTGTTGTGCT